AGTTCGTCTTTCAGTGTTGCTTTTTCAATGATATCGTTGACTGTTATATCACCTGTGAGAATCTTCTTTTTCATGTCACCAATTTCTGCCTTCAGTAGATCAGTGTAACTTCCTCGTTCAAAATCAATATACGCTGACCTATCCTTCTCTGAAAACATTCCTGTTGATGTGTCCTTGGCTAGACCGGATAATATGTCTGTACCTTTCACTACCTGTTGTTCAGTTAGCGGCTTAAAATTATCAAAACACGTGGTCAATACACGTTCTGCAAATTTCAAGTGTGAATTAGCGATGTTTGAGACTGGACACATGGACGTTTTGAACAAGTCTTTGACAGTATGTGGTCCATTCAATGTTAGGTTGACTGGAAATCGTGTTGTTGGAAACGCTTCATACAATCTTGACTTGACCAACTTTGTCTCTTTAGGAGTTGACACGCTAATTCCTGTGTCTATTTGCTGACCGCTAAAGTTTTTACGCGGCTTAACAACCAGTTCATTGTTAATAATATACTTATCGTCATTTAAGACTTTAGCAATATCATCAACAGTGGCTTGGCTCCAAAGCTTTGCAAAACCTTCATTAGTATCACCTCCTGCCACATGCATACCGAGGAAACCCAATCCTTCATCAAACACCATTGCACCACAAAAACCTTTAAATGAGTATGGGTAGGTTATCGCTTCTTGGCGGTCGATAACATGCATGACATTGATCAAATAACAGAAATCCTCTTTTGCTGTCTTACACTCACCATCTAGCGGTATTGCGACGGACGGTGCAACAAGCCACTTCCCTTTGACTGTTGCGCTTCTTGCGAAGTACTTTTTCATACACTTAAAAGCTGATATAGTGTACTTATCCATTTGTAAGATAGCAACATCTTCCTCCACATTCGTGTACACACAACGATAAGGCATGTGATCAATTGCCCTGTTTTCAGCATCCATATCTGCTGCAGTTGCATATAATGTAGCAAACCCTTCAGTTTCCTGCACTCCATGCAACGGCAACACAATATAATGACCTGATACAAGGCAATTAACAACACCTCCTTTATCATCATGGAAAATCATGAAGTTTTTCTTGATTGACTCTACACAAGGTGACATCTTTTTGTTCTTCTCAC